CGAAGAAGAGTTTGACAAGCTACAGGCCGAGTTGCGGAAGAATCAATACAACGCAGACCTTCTATTCTTCACCGGCCCGGGATGTCCAGCCTGCGAGAAACAAAAGGCCGTGCTGAATGAAGCGGCCGAGACACTACAGCAAGCGAAATACAGAGTAATCAGATACCAGTGGGAGACAGACCAGAGCATCTGTCAGCAGTACGGTATTCGGATGGTGCCGACACTCATAGTGGTACAGGGCGACCGCATCATCAATAAGCATGTGGGCTACCTAGACCGTCAGGCATTGACCCGATGGCTAGACAATTCATGGAGTTGGTAATGGACGAAGTACAAAACAAACCCTGGTACAAGAGCAAGAGTGTATGGGCTGCGATCAGCCTATTCCTGGTTTCCACGTTGGCGACCGTTGGCGAATTGCCCATCGTCACCAGCAATCCCAAGGCGACAGGAATCATTGGCGTAGTGTATGCCGTGGCCTGGGTCTTGCTGCGTATCATCACAGACACACCTATCAGCATCAGCAGCCTACCGAATCCCATCGACTGGCTAAAGGGAAAGAAATAATGAGCACCGAGACACACCATGACTGCGGCTACAGCGAAACCAATTGCACCCAAAAACACACCCTGCTGGTCTGGGTACTGGGAATTCTAATCGTGCTGATTGGCGGTAGCACCACGGCTAGCACCTGGGCCATCAAGGAATCAATGGCAGCTACCAGCAAGGCGGCCCAAGTGGAAACACAAAGCCTCCAACAGAAGACGGCGGCTGACATCCAAATAGGCTATCTGGTCAAGGGAATTGACGAATTGAAACTGGACATCAAAGCCATGCGGCAAACACTGGATGATGTCAAAGCAAAGGTCAAATAACACAGGAGACAAATGGCAGAATTTCAACCTGATACACTAGGCATTAACCGAATCATCCCCAATCCCACAGGCGGCAGCCCCGCCGATGTGATTGACGAGAATTTCGGGACAGTCTCTACCCACATCCAGACGGCCCAGGCCGACATCACCCAGGCACAGGCCGACATCACAGCCCTTCAGAACCAGCCCACTGGCCTGACTGACATCGTACAGGACACCACGCCCCAACTTGGCGGCGACCTGGATGTCAACGCCAAAAAACTCACGGCCACCGGAACCAATAGCATCAAGCTGGAGGTCAGTGGTACAGGTGGCTACAGCATCGGCCCCGATGCCGCCCCGGCTGCTGGCGAATTGGCGATGAGCGTAGGTAAATGGGCTATCGCTGGTGATGCCCAGAGGTCATGGCTTCTCTTCAAGACCAACACGAACAACAGCACCCAAGCCCTGACACTGTACGTCACCCAAGCAATGATGCTGGGATTTCGGGGCATGGTCTTGGCCCGCCAGAACGATGGGCAGGAGGCCAGGGCCTGGGAATTTACCGGCAGTGCCAACCGACACCACACCGATGACGCAGCCGGTGGGCAGGCCATCACTGACCTATGGGCTACCACGAACACCACCAACTGGGCTTTTGCTGTCAACATCCAGCCGACCCAGATTGACTTCAATTGCACCAGTGATACTGACTGCAAATGGCTGGTGAAACTCGACAAGATGCAGATTGTGAACAGCGATTCTTACACCTGCAACTGTGAAACATTGGACATTTGCGACTGCGACCTAGAGCGTACCCTAATCAACTGCACAGCACAGAATGACATCTGTGGCTGTGACCCTGAGCAGGTGGCCTGCCGTCCACAGAGCGACCCATGTAGTTGTGACCTGGAGTGTGCCAGCGAATGCTGCGATGTGGACGCCTGTGCCTGCGACACAGAACAATTGCCCTGCAATGATGCCTGCGGGTGTGACCTTGAATGCAAGGTGGAATTGCCATGCCCATCTGACACCTGTACTGCCTGCGAAACCGAATGCGGCGGCGGCTGTGATGGGGATAGCTGTACCTGCGACCAAGAATGTCAGACGGAATGCTGCGATGTTGATGCCTGTGGGTGCGATACCGAAACCACGGCCTGCCGTCCACAGGTTGACACTTGTGCCTGTGATTTGGAGTGCAATACAGAAAACCCCTGCAACGACTACTGCGACTGCGACCCAGAGGCAGTGCCAAACTGCGGCGGTGGTCACGATTCCTGCCAATGCGACCAGGAATGTGTTCCCGAGTGCTCTTGCGAATCGGCCGACGTTTGCAACTGCGACCTAGAAACCCACTAACGAAACCCCGGAGGTACATGTACCGATTCACCAGCCTTGATATTGAACTGACGCAGCACTGCAATTTGGATTGTCCCTATTGTTACCTGGGTCGGTTGAAGCAGAAGGGCACCATCACCAGGGAGACATTGACTGACTGCCTAGACCTGTTGGCCGTCTGGTCAGATACCAAAACCGTGGCCGTGAATTTTTATGGCGGGGAGCCCCTGTGTGCCTTCCCCCAAATCACATTCTTCGTTGATGCCGCCAAGGCCCGGGGCTACACACCACGGTATACCGTGGTGTCAAACGGGACAATCGACAAGGCCGACATCGTTGATTATTGCAAGACCCACGGCATGACGGTTCAGCGGTCACTAGACGGCTGCCCCAGTGCAATGGAGCTATGCCGTGGCAAGGGGACGCTAGACCGATACATCGAGGCTACCCAGGCTTGGAAAGACTACGGTAAGACAAGACGCAGCACCATTATTCCCGAGACCGCAAAATTCCTCCTGGGTAGCCTTCGCTACATGGCGAAGCTGGGATTCCGCAAGGGTTTCAGCCCGATGCCTGACTACTATGCCGATTGGAAACCCGAGCACATCGCACAATTCAAGCTGAATCTGTGGGCGATGGCCGACGAACTAATCAAAGATGTCAAGGCAGGGAAGCAACCATTCTACATGTATTGGTTTGCAAGAGACTACAACGCCCGATTCACAGCAGGGAAGAATTACAAGCCTCCCATCGGCTGTGGTGCTGGCCGTGGTCTGCATTGCGTCAGTTGGGATGGCTACCTGTACATGTGCCACCGATTCACAAGCGAACCCAGAGACAGCGAATTCTGTGCTGGGAAAATCAGGGACATCATTGACGGCACAGCCAGAGGTTATGGCCCGACCGTCATGGAGGGTTTGCAGCATTTCTGGACGAAGCAGCCCCGGGACAAATGTCAGGGTTGTGCAGGTGTCTACGGATGCACCCGAGGGTGTTACCACAGTAACGTCAAGACGACCGGCGACATGAGGGAGCCAGTGCCCCTGTATTGCACACTCAAGCAGGAAGCAGCCCGAGTCATCCAGTACATCGACAACCAGCTACGGCCGACACATCCCGACTGGTTCCAACCCAAGAGGAAAAAATGAACTGGCTGAACATCACCCTAGACCAATGGCTATCACTGACACTAGACCAATGGCTAGCCCTGACACTTGAGGGCGGGGCCACAGGCACCAACGTCAGACGCACAATGTATTACCGCATCGGCAGCCGTGGCTGCCAATAACCCCATAGGAGACGAATGGCAGGCTACCTGATTCAACAATCCACAGACACGAAACCCCTTCTCTTCTTGCTGGTCGCATCTAACGACCACATCAGCCCCAAGACAGGGGCCACACCTGTTGTAACCCTTTCCAAAAACGGCGGCGAATTTGCGGCCCCGATTGGCGATGTGGTAGAGGTAGGACAGGGCTGGTACGCAGTGGAGGCCACGGCCGAAGATGCCAACACCATTGGCCCCCTGGTACTCCATGCCACGGACACTGACGCTGACCCGACCGATGTGCAATTCCAGGTGGTCGGCATCAACCCCGACGAAGCTGGGGCTGGTGTTTGGGAGCATGTCATGGGCACCGATGCCTCCAACACTGCTGGTGGCTATCTGAGCAACATCAAATCCCAGGTGGGCCTGTTGCCCACCAGCCTAATCGGCAGCAGCTACACCGGCCCTGGTACGGCCGACAACACCAGCTTCTCCATGATTCGTGGTGATGACTACACCACGGCCATCGGTGCCATTGTCTTCACATCAGAGACATGGCCTGACCTGACTGGGGCCACGCTGACCATCACGGCCCGAAAGCAAAGCGATGACAGTGTTGTATTCACCAAGAGCGGCACCGTGGTGACGGCAGGCACTGGTGTACAGGAAATCACATTTGAACCGACCCACACTGACACCAACAGTCTGGTACTGGGCACACACAATTACGACGTACAGGCGACGTTGGCCGGTGGACTAATCAAGACGCTGATTATCGGACAGGTCACCATCTACGCTGACTACACACGCTAACAGAGGCCCGACAAGGCAGAGCACAGGCAGGGAGCGATTCCTGCCTGTGTCTTCTTCCGATGACTAGACGGGCTATTAATGGGCATAGGTTCTTATTAGCCAATGACGGAAGCGGTCGGTCGGGAACAGGCATCCGTTGCAGTGAAATTTATTTCCCATGACCAATGAAACCTAAGACCTACCCCACAATGCCCCCTAACACACCAGCAGCCCCGCTGACGCTGCCTAAGCAAATCGGTGGCTCTGGACACCTCCCGCCCAGCCATCGCTGTGGACCGTGGCAGGACAAACGGCGGCGAAAGAAACACAGCGACCGTTGGAAGCGAGAATACTAACCAACACCCAGGAGGAATTTGCGACCCTACTACCAAACCGATAATGTGACCCTCTACCACGGCGACACCCAGGAAATTCTGCCGACCATCCCGGGCATCACGGCCATCATTTCTGACCCACCCTACGGCTGTGCTAATAACTGTCGGTATGGTCGATTCACAGGGGGTCTGGCCCCCAGCACAGACTTCGCCCAGGTGCTGGGCGATGACCAGCCCTTCGACCCACGGCCATTCTTAACCTTCCCTAAGGTGGTGCTGTTTGGGTTTCAATTCTTCGCTGACCGCCTGCCGGTCGGCACCGTGCTGACCTGGGTGAAAAAACGACCCAACCAGCTAGGCCATTTCCTAAGCGATGCTGAATTGGCTTGGATGAAGGGCGGCAAAGGCTGCTACGTCTTCCATCATGTGTGGCATGGGTTTGACCGTGAAAGTGAAAGAGGCGAAAAGACCCTGCATCCAACACAAAAGCCAGTGGCTGTCATGCGGTGGGTGATGACGAAGGCCAAGGTCGATTCAACCGATGTGGTCTGTGACCCATACCTGGGCAGCGGTGCCACGGCCGTGGCTGCCCTGGGCCTTGGCTGTCGATTTGTTGGCATTGAACTAGACGAAAAATACTTGGAAATCACAGCGAAAAGAATCGACCAGCACACTCATATATAGGGTAGTCACTAGCATTAGGAGGGAGACATGACCACTACTACACAAGTACACACCTTTGAGTTTACCACGGTGCCGCCCAATGAGGTAAAGACCACCGTCAGGCTGACCGGCAATTCGCTGGATGAGGTTTATGTCGCAGGAGATGAGGCGACACCGAAGACCGTGGTGATAGATGGCGTGACCTACACCCGATGGTCAATGCCATCTGTACATCAGGTGGATGATACCACCTGGGAATTTACGTACTACTGGGAGACTGGTGTCTGATACGACTATCACGATAGACCCGGCTGCCGCAGCCTATGAGCGGCACAAGGAACGAGCGGCCGAACGTGTACGGCAGATGAGTAAGAAGGGCCGAGACATTGGCCCAGGTCTGCCACCCCCTGACACCATCAACTGGGTCAGACGGGATGACTGCCGGTACAATCTGCGGCTCTTTTTGGAGACCTACCTAGCACCGGCCTTCCCACTGAAATGGTCGAAGGCCCATCTAAAAATCATCGCCAAAATCGAGAAGGCGATTCTCACAGGTGGTCTGTCATCCATCGCTGCCCCCCGAGGTTTCGGCAAGAGCACCATCTGCAAATATGCCGTGCTGTGGGCCATTCTGTACGGCCATCGTCGTTATGTTGTTTTGGTCGCAGCCACCCAGGACGATGCCGACAATCTGCTAGATGCCATCAAACTGCAACTGCAAACGAATCAACTGCTGCTGGAAGATTTCCCAGCGGCGGTGTATCCCGTCTGGGCCCTTGAAAATGAATCCCGCAGATGTGCCACCCAGCTTTGCGATGGCACACTGACCCGCATTGTCTGGGGTCAGAATGAAATTGTGATGCCGACCATCGACCGGCCTGACGCTACCTGCAATGGGAGTGTGATGTCGGCCCGGGGATTGACTGGCAAAATCCGAGGTCAGCAGAAGACAACACTAGACGGTGAGGTCATCCGGCCTGACATCGTGTTGATTGATGACCCGCAGACCCGGGATTCTGCGGCCAATCCCCATCAGACGCAGAAACGATTGCGAATCCTGATGGGTGATGTACTGGGGTTAGCAGGCCCAGGCCGTAGCATCGCAGCCTTCGCCACCGTCACTGTGATTTACAAGGATGACCTAGCCGACATCCTACTAGACCGACAGAAACACCCAGGGTGGCAGGGGGAACGGTCACGATTGATGGATTCCATGCCCACAGCCACGAAGCTGTGGCAACAGTACCGAGACCTACGGGAAACATCCCTGCGAGAAGACGGCGATGGCAGCGAAGCCACCGAATTCTACCGCCAGCACCAAACCGAAATGGATGAGGGGGCAGAACCAACATGGCCTGAGTGGTACGACGATGGCGAAATCAGTGCCGTGCAACATGCGATGAATCTGTTGTATCGGGATGCTGAGTCTTTCCAGGCCGAATACCAGAATGACCCCATCGTCAGTGGCGGCGAAGAGCGGGAATTGCTGCCGGTGGCCGACATCCTCCAGAGAACCAACGGCCACAAGCGGTGCGGCCTGCCCCTGGGCAATCGGTATCTGACAGCATTTATCGACGTACACAAATCCCTGTTGTACTACTGCGTCACGGCCGTGGCTGAGGATTTCACCACATCTATAGTCGATTACGGTGCATGGCCCGACCAGGGCAAAGCCTATTACCGATTGACGGAAGCGGCCCCCACACTACAGACGCTGATGCCCACGGCCGGTATTGACGGTCAGGTATACCACGGTCTGGAGACCCTGGTTGACCATCTGATGCAGATTGGCCGGTACACAGAGGACAGCAACACCCCCAGAACCATTGACCGTATCACCATCGACAGTGGATGGGGCGAGACCACGAACACCGTCTACCAATTCTGTCGCCAGTCACGGCATCGGGCGATTCTGATGCCCTCAAAAGGTATCGCCATCAAGGCCATCAGCAAGCCACTGAGCGAATACCGAGCGGAAAGAGGGGCCTACCTGGGCCATCACTGGCGATCCCCAAATCCCAAAGGCAGTGTGAGAAGCCTGCATATCGACGTGAACTACTGGAAATCCAGGGTGTTCGATGCCCTGCGAATCGCCAAAGGTGACCCCGGAGCCCTGACATTTTGGGGCGATGACGGCAACACCCACCGTCTATTTGCTGACCATCTACACAGTGAAGTCTGTGTCCAGGTCACAGCGTATCAGCGAACGGTGGGCGAATGGAAATTGAAAAACAACCGGCCTGACAACCACCTGTTTGACTGTCTGGTCGGCTGTCTGGCATCGGCCAGCTACTGCGGGGCCAAGGTGATGACGCAGCCCCAGGCCCAGGCCAAGAGCACCAGCACGAAACCCCAGGCCCCCAACCAAATCACAACTAACCCCAAGCCACCTCCAATAAAACCCAGGCGAAACACCTGGGGAAATATGCGGTGGCGATAACACTAACTAGGAGACCAATGGCTAAGAGAAAACACACCCAGAACATTGAACCCCAGGAGCCCCAGGAACAGCAGACCGACCAAAGAGGCAAAGGCCGACCGGTCGGCAGCCGTACCGTCAAGGATGTTGTCACGGCCCAGCCCGAATCACTGTGTAAGAAGTGCGGCAGTGCCAAACGCAGCCGATATGGTAACACCAGGGTGTCACACTATGCCCACACCCACGATGGCCGACAGTGTACCCAGGTCATCTGGCGTACCTGTAAATGCCTGGACTGTGGTCAATACAGAAATGTGGTCTTCCATGAATGAGACCAGCTAATACGTTGCCACGTATTACACCGGCAGAAACACCCAACAGCAACACTACAATACGGTAGCTAGTTAGTGGGTCGCATCACCTCCAGCCCTCCCCAGGTGCAAATCTGGGGAGGGCCTTTACACTAAGGATTCCCTGACGGTCACCAATGACAGACCAACAAATCGCAGACGCAATTAGAACCGCTCTTGCCACCCATGCCGCCAATGGTGCGGCCGGTGTGGTCAGCGTCACGATTGATGGGATTCAGACCCAGTACAACTTTGACAAGGCCGTGGCCGAATTGGAATTCTGGGAAAGACGAGCGGCCAAGACGAGCGGGAAGAAGACGATGTTTGGCACACTGGATTTGCGAAACCTCTAAGGAGCAATGGGCCTACTGACGGGATTACGAAAACTTTGGACGTTGGGCTATGATGCAGCCGATTCTTCGCCACGGCGACGGGCTGTAGCCACGCACCAAACCGAGGATATGGCCCTCCCTGACTCGAAACGTCGGGTGTTGATTGGCACCACACATGACCTTCTGCGGAATTACTCTGCGGCCAAGTGGTGTGTCAATAAACACCTGGACTACGTTTCTAGTTTCCATTTCCAGGCCAGAACGAACATTGATTGGCTGGACACCCAGATTGAAGACCTGATGTACTGGTGGTCACAGCCCCGCAACTGTGACATCGCTGGTCGGCATGACCTGCGACGGCTGACCCGCCTGATGGAGACCCGGGCCACGGTAGATGGCGATGGCTTTTCGGTCAAGCTGGCAAGTGGTCAGCTACAGGGCATCAGTGCCGACCGAGTACGGACACCCACAGCGAAAATCGACATCGCCCAGGGCTATGACATCGTAAACGGTGTCATCATTGACCAGGGCGGGGCGATGGTGGGCATCTGCGTACACAATCGCAATGGCAGTGGGTATGTGTTTGACAGGGTAATCCCTGGTGAAAACATCATCCAACATGGCTATTTCGACACCGAGGAACAGATACGGGGCGTCAGCCCTCTAGCTTCCAGCCTGAACGTGTTTCGGGATTTGCTGGAGGCCAGCGAATACAACCTGATTTCGGCCAAGATTCGGGCGATGTTTGGCTTGAAAATCACCAAGCCCGACACGCAGCCGATGCCTGGGGATGGCACCAGCACCAGCGAATATTCGCTGGATGAATTGCCACTGATGTTGAATCTTGACCCGGGTCAAGACGCCGAATTCATGGAGAGTGGTGCCCACCCGTCTGACCAATTCCAGCATTACATGCAGGTGATGTTGGGTGTGGCGATGAAGGGGCTAGACATCCCCATGAGTTTCTATGACGAATCGCTGGCGAACTACAGCAGCAGCCGTAGTGCCTGGATTCACTACAACATCAGTGCTGAGAACAAACGAGCCAACCTTCGCAGGGTGTTGGACGAAATCACCATCTGGAAGCTGGCGACCTGGGTAGCGGCTGGGATGCTGACATTGCCCCAGGGAATGAGGGTCAGTCAGTTGAATTGGGAATGGGTTTCCCACGGCGTACCGTGGCTGAACCCACTGCAAGAGGTCAATGCCGACATCGCTGGAGTCAATTCGTCTCTGACCAGTCGCCAACGTCTCTGTAGAGAGCGTGGGGAAGACTGGTATGAGGTGGTCAAGGAACTGAAGGCCGAGCAGGACAAGTTGATTGAATTGGGCCTGAGCCCCACGGCGACCCCACTACCCATCACGATTCAAGGAGCCTAATGACACAGAAGTACGAATTAAGAAGTGTTCCCAGAAAAGCCTTGACGATGTTGGCCCCGTTTGAGTTGGCTAGCAACGGCGACGGTGCCAAGACGGCGAAATTTTCAATGGTGGCCCGCACTGGGGAACCTGCCCAACACCCGTACTTTGGTTGGTTCGTCAATGACATGGCTGGGATGCAGTTGCACAAGCCACGAATCACCATCGACTACAACCATGATGAAACCGTAGGGTATGCCAACAGATTTGACACATCATCTGGAGACCTGATTGCCAGTGGTGTCATTCGTAGTGTGGTGCCTGGGGACGCAGCCGACCGCATTATCAAGCGGTCACAGCCCGACCCTGAAAACGAAATCGAGGCCCAGCCCTACGAAGCCAGCATCACGTTTGATGGTGACATCATCGCTGAGGAAATCCCCGAGGGATACACAGCCACGGTCAATGGCCGTCAGATTGTAGGCCCGATGTTGATTCTGCGGCAGTGGAATCTTCGAGCCATCGCCATCTGTGATGAGGGTTGCGACAAATACACATCGACCACGGTCGAGATGTCGAACGACACAGACACCCTAACAATTAAGGTGCAAATGAACGAATCACATGCAGAGGGAACAACTGATGTTGTTCCTGTAGAAGCAACAGAGGTAGCTGTTATTGAGGCCCAGGCCGAGCAAATCCAGCCTGAGACTCCTACGGTAGAGGGAACAACTGATGTTGTTCCTGTTGACACCGTTGAATTGAACCAAGAGGCAGGGGAAGCGGTTGAACAGCCCGCAGTAGAACCGATGCCGGTGGAACCAGAGCCTGTAGCCGAGGTTTCGCAGGATTTGCCAGTACAGGAGCCAGTGATGATGGCCGAAGCCACCGTCACCCTGGGTCAGAAATTCATGGTGATGTTTGGTGAAGAGCAGGGGGCCAAGTGGTTTGCTCTGGGCAAGTCGTATGACGAATGCCTGGGTGAATACGTCGCCCAACTCAAAACCGAAAACACTGAACTGAAGGCCCGGCTGGATGCACTCGCCCATGTGGGTGAACCGGCCCCTGTACGATTTGCAGCCGAAGTAGTGATGACCCAGGCAGACCAGGACAAGGCCGACTTTGAGGCCAGGAAATTGACCCTGGAAAAGAAAACTACCCCAGGCATCGCTGCCTTCGCTGCAAGCATCACGTTTCCCAAACGCTAAGAGTATCAACCGTATCTGGTCACTAACTGACACCCGATAGGAGACACTCGCAGAACAAAGAGGTTTCTTAATGGCTATTCCTACTCTCGCTGACGTTGCGAAATTCTCGCCCAACGTCCAAACTGAATTGATTGATGAAGCTGCTGTCATGGTTCCCGAATTCTCGGTACTTCCCTGGAAGGCCGTCAAGGGCTACACCTACAGCACCTTGGTTCGCACCGCTCTTCCTGTGGCCGGTTTCCGTGCGGCTAATGCCGGTACTGATGCCGTGAAGAGCACCTACGACAACCGTACCATCACCCTGGGCATCTTGAACCCACGGTGGGAATGTGACGTTGCCGTGGCGAAGTCTTGTGTCGATGGCGAAAACATCTACATCGCCAACGAAGCCTATGCCCAGGTTCAGGCTGCCATCAAGGCGGCTGGATACCAAATGTGGTACGGCACCGGCACCAACGGTGTTGGGTTCGCTGGTTTGGCTGGTCAAGTCGATGCCGACATGATTGTCAATGCTAACGGCGACACTGCCGATAGCTGTGCATCGGCCTACATCTTGTCGGCTGGTCGGCCCGACCATCTGACCTGGGTACTCGGTCAGGACGGCGACTTCACCCAGACCGACCTTCGCATTGAATCTGTTGCCGATGAAGACGGCAAGCGGTTCTCGGCCTACGTGCAGGAAATCGTTGCCTGGGTTGGCTGCCAACTGGGTCACGCCTATGCCGTGGTTCGTGTTGCGAACCTGGATAGTGACCACGGTTTGACCGACGATTTGGTCTTCCAGGGTTTCAGCCTCTTGGAAGCCCAGGGTCTTGCCCCGAGCCACATCTTCACGACTGCGGCCCAGAAGGAAGCCCTTCGCAAGAGCAGAACTGCGACCAACGCCACGGGAGCCCCAGCCCCCACGGTCACTGAGGTTGGCGGAATTCCGCTCTTCAGCACGCTTTCTCTCGTCAACACCGAAGCGGTGTACACTGTTGCCCCGCCCCAAGGTGGCTAATGACGCTGACGCAGACGGCGATAACGGCATCCCATGATGCCGCACTGTCTGTGGCAGGAATCAGGGCGAACTACCGCAGGCTAAACCCTGCGGTAGTTCAGCCCATCACTGCCCTGGTCGGCAAGTCGAACATCGAGGTTGCTACCGACTACGGTGTCATTGTGCAGGAGACCCGAGATTTCATCACCAAGGCCCTGCCATTTTCACCCCAGACCGGTGATCGCATCGAACAGGTCATCGGTGATACGGTCTATGTCTATGAGGTTCGGTCACCATCAGGTGAGCATGTCTACACATCGGCCGACCCCATGAATGCAATCTGGAGAATCCATACCCAATTAATCGACACCCAGTAATGGCAGCCCATGTAGTTGATATCGCTGATGCCGTGGTTGAATCGCTGAACGATGCCGATTTCGCCATGTCCTTCACAGCCCAGCGAATGTTGCTGGCACGCATCGCCACGAAAGACCTGAAAGACCTGAAGGTCATTGTCGTACCTGTCGGCCGTGCCATCGAGATTGAATCCCGGGGCAGCAATGACGAAGCGGTGGTTATCCACATCGCCATCATCAAACACATGAACGACGTGACTGACCTGGGTGAGGCTGACCAACTGCTATTGCTGGTGGAACAGGTACAGGATTTCTGTCTGGCCCGAGACTTTGGCGACATGAGTTGCCTTGAGGTGGCATCGGTGCTGGCCGGTGACACCATCTACGGCCTGGAACAGCTACGGGATGACACCACCTTCATGCACATCATGCAACTGACATTCTCGTAATGGACATCAAGACCCAAACAGATTTTCGCTGGTACGGTCAGGATATCATCACGAAGGCCGACCGTGCTACCTTCCGCACACTGAACCGTGCGGCGGCAGCCATCCGACTGACGGCCAAACGCAGCATGAAATACAAGAAGAAGCGTGGTGACAAGGCCCCAGAAGGAATGCCGCCCAACACCCACAGTAAGCGGCTACCCAATGCCATCATCTACGCAGTCGATAAGCAAAATCGTGAAGCCGTCATCGGCCCATCGTTTGAATTGATTCGGGATGTGGGCGGTGCCCACGAACAAGGATTGAATTTCAGGGGCCACCAGTACAGGCCACGGCCCTTCATGTATCCAGCAGCTACAAAAATCGTACCCAAGATGCCAGCCATGTGGGCAGAGGCATTTGGCAAGTAACACCCCAATAGGAGACTAATGGCACACAAACTCGGTAAAGACGCAAAACTGTATCGTGGAACGGCTGGCAGCACAGCAGCCACGCTGATGACCAACGTCAGGGACGTGACTAACCCTGATGAGCGAAACGAAATCGACACCTCCAGCCGTGCCTATGACCACGAAACCGTGGACGTGGGGCAAATCAAGACCAGTATTGAATGGTCGATGTCGGCTGATGAAGCCGATGCTGACTACGCTGCCATCCTTGCGGCCTACCTGGGCCGTACCGCCATCGCCCTGAAATGTATTTCTGGCACCAGTGGCAAGGGCATTGATGGCGACTTCAAAATCACAAAGCTGTCTCGGTCTGAGCAGTTGAAAGACCAAGTGTTAGTGGATGTGGTCGCCAAGCCCACCCACACCACTCGGTTCCCACAGTACGTGTAAGGTCATACCTTACTTAACCCTCTTCATCACCACATAGGAGACTAATGGGCAAACTAGGATTCAAAGCGAAACTCTATCACGCTACGGCTGGCACTGAACCGGCCGCACAGGCAGCCAATGAGGTCACATGTCGTGACTTGTCGATGCCTGATGAAATGAATGAGATTGACATCAGCAGCAGGGCATCAGAATTTGAGTTGATTGACCTGGGATTGCGGAAGCTGTCCCTGGAATTCAATATGCTCTGGGATGAGGCCAACACCGCATTTGCTGCGATTCTGGCGGCCTACCGTGCTGGTACGGCCATCGCCATGAAATGTCTCTCCAGTGACACCGGCAGTGGCCCCTGGGGCGATTTCAAGGTTACCAAATGCAGCCGAAATGAAGCATTGAAAGATGCCGTCATTGCTGACATCGTTGTCAAGCCGTGCGGGGCTTTGACCTGGGAAGATGCAGCAGCCTAATCACTAACTAACTAGGAGGTATATGCAGTTTTTCACAGACACACTACAGCGTAAATGGGTGGTGACCCTGGATTTCGGCAAGGCAGCCAAAATCAAAACGGAATTGGGGCTGGACATCCTTGACCCGATGAAGACCAACATCTTCGCAGCCTGGGGCCAAAACCCCTACCTGATTGGTGAAATGGCCTGGGTTTGTGTTGAGGCACAGGCCAAGAGTCAAGAACTCAGTAAGGATGATTTCTACGCAGGCATTGACGGCGACTTGTATGAATCGCTGGCCGATGTGCTGATGGGGGCACTGATTGATTTTTTCCCCCGAGCGAAGAGGCCAGTGATTCGGACGATGTACGACAGGGCGAAGACCCAGGCCGTCAAGCTGGAAGCGGAAGCCATCAAGATGGCGACCGAGCAGCTAGAGAGCGGGAAGCTCGAAGAGTTTTTGACGAAACATTTCCACATGGACAGTGGCAATTCGTCTGGTCACTCGCAGGCCGACTAGGGCTGTCATCCATCGACCACCTGACCTATCGACATCTGATGTGGATGGCAGAGGGTCATTCTCGGTCACTCTGGGAACACACCAGCAACGTCATCGCTGCCATCTTCAACAGCCAACGTCAGAGTGATGATGACCCAATCTGCGACCCAATCAACGTCTTACCTGATTGGATGCGGCCGAAATCACGGCCCGAACCAGAGGAACATCGGAATTGTTCCCTGGTCACCAGCAACCTGGATTTTCTCAAGCAGTATTGCAAAAACACTAAAGAGGCTTAATGGGCGGTGCGTCTGAAATCATTGCCGGTAAAGGTGCCATCAAGATTACCGAAACCGGTATGGCTGAGGTCGCATCCAAGATGCAGAAGCTGGGGGCCAGCTTTGAACGGGTTGGCGACAGCATCAAGTCATTCGGCACCAAGATGATGGCCGTGGGTGGTTCGATCACCACAGCCTTGGCCGGTGCTGTTGCAGTGTTCTCTGAGGTCGGCAGCAGTATCAATGACATGGCAGGCCGTACCGGCATGGGGACGGATGCTATTCAGACCCTTGGCTATGCTGCCAAGATGAGCGGTGCCGATGTCGAGACCCTGGAGGGTGCCGTCATCAAATTGAATAAGAACATCGCTGAGGCTGCCCAGGGCAAAGAGGTCAGCAAGACGTTTGAGAATCTCGGCATGTCTGTGGCCGACCTAGTTGATATGGCCCCAGAGGATGCTTTCATGGCAATCGCTGACGCCCTGGTACAGATTCCCGATGTCGCCACCAGAACCGATGTGGCGATGGATTTGATGGGCAAATCTGCCGCCAAGCTGATGCCGATGTTGTCGGGTGGAAAAGCTGGACTGGAGGAATTCGCATCCGAGGCCCGCAGGTTGGGTATTGTCATCGGTGGTGATGCCGTGGCTAAGGCAGATGACTTTGGCGACAAGCTGGACACCATCAAATCACAATTCATCGCTATCGCCGTGAACATCGGCAATGCCGTACTGCCCATGATTGAGAAATGGACATCGGCCCTGGAAGACAACAATGCCGAAGCCATCAAGTGGATTCAGAACAATGGCGAAATGATTCAATCCATCGCCAAGTGGGGCGGCATCGCTCTGGCTGCCGGTGCATCCATCACGGTGCTGGGTACTGTCATCAACAGTATCAGCACCGTCCTGAAAACGATGCCTGCCATCTGTCTGGCTGCAACTGCGGCCTTCAGGCTACTCTTCGCCCATCCCTATATCGCCATCGCTGCCGGTATCGCCCTGGGTGTCACGGCCATTGCCGTGGCCCTAGACCGATATTGGAAAGTCACGGCCAACGTCAGCACCAGCAATAGTGATGCCCTCTCTGCGGCCGACAAACAGCGGTCGGCCGACCTGGATAAGATGGCCCGCCTGGAACGGCTGAGCCAACAGGAAACATTGACTGCGTACCAGCAACGGGAAGCGGCCAAAATAATTGAGGAACTGACCGAGCGGTACGGCGACCTGGGAATCAGCATTGATGCGACCACCGGTAAGCTGACAGGATTTGACGCAGCCCAAAGCAAGCTGAATGAGAAGATGAAGGCCAATGCCGTGGCCGATGTCAAGTCAGCCATTCAGGAAATTGACAACAACATCCAGCAGCTACACCGGCAGCAGAGCAACCCCGGTCTGTGGGAAACCATCAGCCAGGGCCTATTGGGCAACATGACCGGTGCTGAGGCCATCAACACCCAGATTCAGAATCTACACCAACAGAAGGAACGGCTGTACC